GGCAGATTTCCGCCATTGCCACCACGTCGTTCGTGTATCCCGACGGGATCGTGATGAACCCCGCGAACCTGTTCACGATTCTGACGAGCAAGGACAGCAGCGGGCAGTACTACGGCGGCGGGCCATTCTCGGCACTGCCGACGGCCACGATCTGGGGGACGCCGGTCGCGCCGACGCCGTCTATCGTGGCGGGCACCGCGGTCGTCGGCGCATTCGGCACGCAGGCCCAGGTCTTCCGCAAGGGGGGCATCCGCGTTGAGGCGAGCAATTCCCATCAAGATTTTTTCATCAAAAACTTGGTGGCGATTCGCGCGGAGGAACGCCTTGCCCTGGCCGTCTATCGACCCGGCGCATTCGGGAAGGTCACCGGCCTGAACTAATCGGAGAGGTGGGAGGGAAGGAAATAAACCCCCCGGTTTGTTTCCTTCCCTTTGTGAAAGGGAAAAGGTCCCATGGCGAAGAAAGCGACCGACGACCGACGCGACGAGGACGACGAGCCGCGCCGCGAGTCACCACGAGATATCGAACCGCGCGCCCCGGAACCCGCTCACGAACCGCGCCGCGAGTCACGGGACAGCATCAACCCGTTGGCGGAACCGACTCCCGGTTGGAGTAACTCCAGCGACACCGGGCCGCAATTTCCGACCGTGTCCCCCGGCGTCGATATGTCGATCCCCGGCTTCAGCAACAACGGGCCCGCGGCGACCGGCGCAACCGCGGGGATTCCTGGGGCGTGGACCCCGGCGAATGCCGACCCGCCGAACAAGTTTCAGAACATGAACGCGATCACGGCGTCGCCTGCGACCGCGTGGACGAGCGGCCAATACGTCAAGCTCGGCGACGGCAGTAACGCCTTCTGGGGCGGCGCGGCCTGGACGTCGGGGATCAAGCCGTAACCCGCCATGTGGCCGACCCCGCCGCCGTGCCCCGTTGATGACGCCCCGCACACGACGTGCACGAGCCCGGACTATGTGCCGTCGCCGTCGATTGTGATCGTCCAGCTCCCGTGCCGGGACGCCGCTGTCGCGCCGCTGCCGGTTTCTTCCCTGACGCCAGAGACACCGGACGCGCCGCCGACGGCGTTCACCACGAAGACCTATCGGCGGGGGCAGTTGAAAGGGCGCGTCTGAGATGGCGAGCGTCATCCTCGCCAACGCGCGTTCCCGGCTCGTCGTCCCGCCCGCGGTCGAACCGTTGACGCTCGACGAGGGGAAACTCTGGTGCGGGTTCGACTGGCCCGCGGGTGACCCGCGCGAACCCTTATTGCAGACGGTCATCGCGGCCTCGCGCGCCCAGGTCGAAGAGGACGCTGCCCTCTCGCTCTTGACGCAGACCCGAGAAGCCGCCACCGAGGCCGCGGCCGATTCGATCATCGTCCTCCCGGCGAAATGCCGCCCGCTCCAGAGTGTCGAGAGCATGACGTGGGTGGATACCACGGGCACGGTGCAGACCATCGATCCGGCGTGGTACTCGTTCGTTCCCGGCACCGGGTTGGTGACCCTCGGGGCCGGGAACGTCTGGCCGACTGCCGTGTTGATTCGCGTGGTCGTCGGATGGCCGACGGTCGCGGACCTGACCGCCGATGAACCCAGGCTCGTGCATCTGGTCGGCCGGTTGACCGCGCACAACATGACGCTCGGGCGTGACCACGCGCTCTCGGGGACCATCGTCGTCGAGGTGCCGATGGGCTACGCCGACGAGATTCAACCCTTCCGGCCCGAAACGCTCGCGTGACGTATGCCGTCCCAAGTCCCCATCAGCCAGAAGCGCACGCGGGTCGTGCTCCAGATCCCCGCGGCTCCGGTGCCCGACGGCGATGGGAACTTCACCCAGGCCTGGGCCGACCTCGATCCCGCGCACGCCCAGGCGCATGTGGTCCCGGCGACCGCGCGCAATCTGGAACGGGCCGGGGCCGGAACCACGCTGGCCCTCGCGAGTCACTTGATCACCATCTGGTATCGGCCCGACGTCACGACCAAGACGCGCGTCGTGGTCCTTCCGAATCGGGTGTGGAACGTGGTCAGCGTGACCGACCCGAACAACGATCAGCGCGAGTTAGAACTGCTCTGCGCCGAGGTCGTGCCGTGAGTAACAACAAGTTCGTCTTCGAGGGGATCGACGAGTTACTCGCGCGCCTCCGGACGTTACCGGCCGAATTGGGCGAAGCCGCCGCGTGGTATGTGCAAGACGCTGCGGCCCGTGCCGAGGCCGAAGTCCGGTCGGTGTATGACGCCCATCGCGTGACCGGGAACCTCTCCGACAAACTGGAACGCGACACGACCGTGTCGACCTTCGGCAGTGCGGCGCGGGTCAAAAATACCGCGCACCATGCGTGGATCTTCGAGAACGGATCCCAGGCGCGGCACTACACGAGCAAGGGCGGGAAACGACACGACACGGGCTCGATGTGGGGCAAGACCGCGCAACCGCCGACGCACGTCTTCGTCCGCACGATGCAGAAGCATCGCAAGGAAATGTACGAGCGCCTCACGGCCCTGTTGGAACGCCAGGGGCTCCAGGTGACGGGCGAGCCATGATCACGATCCCGAATTCCTCCGAGATTGACAACGCCGTGATCGGGGCCCTCCTGGCCGACGCGACCCTCCTGGCGTTGCTCCCCGACGGGGTCTATTGGGACGTCGCCGCGCCGAAGGCGAAGCGGTTCGTGATCGTGTCCCTGGTGACCGCGGACGACGAGCCCGTCTTTGGCAGTCGTGGGTATGAGGACGTGCTCTATCTGGTCAAGGCCGTCGTCCTCATGTCCACCGGCAACGACGTGAAGACCGCGGCGCATCGCATCGACCAGCTCCTCGAAGACCAACCGCTGACCATCCCCGGCTACACGCACATGGTGACGTGCCGGGAGGCCCGTATTCGTTACACCGAGGTCGACGAGGTCGACGACACCATTCGCTGGCAACACCGCGGCGGGCACTATCGCGTGCAGGCTTCCATCCCCGGCGTGTAAGTGGACATCGAACAGAAAGACAGGGTGACAACGTGATCAAAACGGGACGCTACGGCACGGTCAAATACGATCCGACGGGCTCGGGCACGCCGCCACCGGTCGAAATCATCTCCCTCAATGCCTGGAAAGCCTCATTCAAAACCGATTACGAAGACGTGACGTGCTTCGGCGACGAAAACAAAGTGTACGTGCCGGGGATGCCCGATGTGTCCGGTTCACTCGGGGGCTTCTGGAACAGCGACGACCTCACGTTGTTCGAAGCGACCAAGGCCGCGACGCCTGGGCTCCTGGAACTTGCGCCCAACAGCACCGAAGCGTTGTTCAAGTGGTCGGGCCTCGCCTATCTCGACGCGGACGTGGACGCCAGCGCAAAGGGCGCACCCAAGCTGACATCGACGTTCAAGGCCGCGGGTCCCTGGACGATGTCCACAGGCACGCTGCTGAACGCGCCGCTCGCGCAACGACGGTAAGGTCGTCCCGGTCATGTTCGACGAGTTGCGGATCCACGGGACCGCGGCGTCGATCCTCTGGGGCTATCGCGCGGCGGTCACCCTCAAGTCGTGGTCGATTATCCGCGTCAAGGGGCAGTGGATGCTGTCCGGGATCATCGAACGGGTCGAGCCGTTCATGGTGCGGCAGCGTCCGCTCTTGTTCACCGCGCCGCGTGAGCGCGCCCGCGATGGGCATTGGGCCTGGGGTGTCGAGGCGATCCAGGTCGGCCAGATTGAAATCGTCGCGCGCTTGGGACCACCAGAACAATAAACCAGGGAGGTCGCGGTCATGGGTCGGTGTCGCTTCGTGCAACCGGGCATCGTGCGGTTGCCCCTCTCGGAGGGGGAATGGATCGACGTCAAGCAAGAACTGACGGCCGGGGAACAACGGCACGCCGACGCGGGGCGGTACAAGGAACTCCTCGCGGGGGACCGGCCGACGCTCGACTATGAACGCATGGGCACCACGCGGATCCTCGCCTATGTCATCGGGTGGTCCCTCGTCGGTTTCGAGGGGACACCGGAGCCCTTCGACGAAAGCTCGCTCGATAACCTGGATATGGACACCTTCCAGGAAATTGCCGCGGCCATCGACGCACATGAGCGACGGGTCAGTGAGATGCGCGTCGCCCGAAAAAACGGCCAGGGTGGCGAGAAGGGATCCGCAGCGATCTTGCCATCGCCCTCCGCTGCGGTTGGCGCGTCGAGTGGGTCCGGGACTTGAGCGTGGACGATTATGAGGTGTTGCTGGAAATGCTTATCGAGCAACAAACGCCCGTCGACGAGTAGGTAGCCCCCATGCCCCTACAAGGAATCTTCAACGCCGATTTCTCCAGCTTCACGGCCGCGTGCGCCGCCGCGGAATCCTCGTTGAAGGGGTTCGAAACGGAGGCCACGCAGACCGAGAAAGCCCTCAACCGGATGGCCGATTCCATCTCGGGGAAGAACATCGTCCAGCAAGCCTATCTCGCGACCAAAGCCGTCGAGGATATTGGCGGGGCCGCGGTGTTGACCGAGAAGGAACTGGCCCGGATGTCGTCGCTGGCCGCGGAGGGAGCCGAGAAGCTGCAAAAGATGGGTCAGACGGTGCCCGAGGACATGCGCGCGTTGGCGAACGCGACGAAGGACGCGACGACCCAGACGGGTGAGTGGTCGCAAGCGGTGTCGATCTTAGAGGGCACGTTCGGCGCACTCT